CAATCGATGGCGTCATTTATCGCATCCCGTAGCGCGTCCTGGATTTCCAGGTAGGCATTTTCGCGTTCCTGATCAAACGCCGGGCGTAGGTACGGCTGCGCTGGCTGGCTGTAGAGCCGCCCAAGTTTGTCGCGCCCGTTAAAACCGAACTCGATGCGCCGCGCATAGGCCAGGTTCGTGCCAATGGCTGCGCTGGCATTCGTGGCGCTGCTCTCACTGATCTGCACGGTGATGGAGCGTCGAAGCGTGCCAGTCTTGACGGGCGCCCTCACTTGCGCCTCGTTTTTAATGAGTTGCCCACCCGTGAGCACCGCCGCCTCCAGCTTCGCTTGTCGCATCTCTTCGGACATGTCCAACAGCTTGCGCTTGAGTTCGGGCAATCCCTCAATTGTCACGGTGCGCTTCGCCATAAACTACCCACTATGCTACTTCCGCCGAACCCACATAATGATCAACACCAGCAGCAGCGGCACAATCGACATCCAGTGCCGCTGAAACATTTGCATTTCGGTTGCCTCTGGATTGCGTATCCAGTCTGCCAGGATGATGAGTGCGACCATATTCAGCAGCACAACCTGTATAATCATTGCGGTTCTCTGTGTCATCACGTCACAATCTTGAGCGTACCGCTATCATTCCAGAACGCCCCGGTGGGCAGGCCAGCACTAGACGTGGGCAGATTAGGGTTGATAGTGAGCCGGTCTGTATAGGCGGTGCGTGGATAGCCGTCCATTGTGCCTTCGGTGACGGGACACACAATGTCAAGCGCGCCCGTTCCATTGATGTCCCAAACCTTACCGTTCGGCACCCTAATTTGTGTACCGAGGGTATAGCAATAACTACCACTGGTCACACGGATGCCAACACAATTTGACGGGCTGCCCAACTCCAGGATGTGACCAAAACGCAAAATAACAGATGCGCTAAACTGGTTGGCATTGACCCCTGTAGCACCATCCCCCACCAGGTACAAATCCTCTACATTGACGTGTACATGCCCCTGCTGTGCCGAGCTATCACCAACCCCAAAACCACCTTGCGGTACCCATATCTTTGGTGCAAACACAAACAGTATGCTACTGTTGCTATTGTTTTGGACGCAGTCGGTGTTCGTTCGGTTGCCATCGCCAGGTTTCTCGGTCGGCGTTGGTCCAGTGCCGTCTAACTCCGAGACATACACATAACTCGTCTCATCCCCGCCCGCCTTGCGAATGAGGTATTGCCCGCTGCCCGTCGCCCGAATGCGAAAGAACCTGGTTTGTGTGTTGTCTCCAAGCGAAATGGTTCCATAGAGCGTGGCCTTTGGCGCCTCAATAGTCACATAGTCAGGTTGTGTGATGGTCTCGGTGTAATCACTTCCATCGAGTACCTGGATTGCGACACGATTGTCGATAGTTGGCCCCAGCGCTGACGCTGCGGTAATCGCCGCGCCAATAGTGAGGAGTGCGGTTTGTGGGTTCGTGCCGTCGTTGCTATCGCTGCCGTGTTTACCCACGAACAGTATGCGCTGATACGTGACAAATGCCACGCCGTCACGGATGGCAGCAATAGACGTGCGCTTCGTGCTGCCCGTGCCGCCCGCGAGGGCCTGAATGGGCAGGTAGTCATCATCCGCAGGCGTCAGGCTCTCAGTAAGTTCGATAATTTGTGTCAGTTCGCTCTCAGCCATCACACCACCCACAGCCCGACGCCGCCGTCGGTTACGATGATCGCGTCGCCGTCCGTTGCGAGCGTCGGAATGCTCGCCAGCGTCACGGTATCCGGCTCGCCGCGTACAATCTCAGTATCGAGATACGTGCTACGGGTCTGCGGATCTGTCTGGACGCCCTGTATATCGTATGCCTGCCCACTTGAGACAAATCGCATGCGCTCTTCTACCTCCGGATACGCGCCGCGCAACGCGATGCGATGCGTGATCGTGCCATACGTTTGCTCAGCGGTATCTGTCTCACTCACAGCGACAGGCGAGACACGGCACGGAACGTTGATCAGACGGCTACTGATCAATTGCCACGCCTCTACTGGCTGCCCATAGGTGTCCTGTGCTGCGTTGAGGCGCTGCACCGTTCCGGTTTGCGGATAGAAGTCTGCAAGGTTTCGCAGTAATTTGGGATGTATTAGGTGAGATCGCGCAGCCATTCATTCATCCATATTTCACGAGCGGCAAATTCGCTCACGTTCTGCTCGGCAATGTCCCAGGCGGTGCCTTCGCGGGCTTCTTCTTCGTCTGCCAGTTGCCGCTGATGTTTTGCCTGTTCCCGAAACTCCTCCGCCAGTTGCGCGCCGTCTGTCCGGATATCCAACAGTCGGATAACCTTCTGGATATACAACTCACTCCCGGCCACCGTCTCGTATATGCGAGCAATGGCGCGCCGCATGTTGCTGCCCTCGAAACTAAAGAACACGTTGTACTCCTCATCCGTAAAAACCGGATCAGTCGTGTCCGTGTCCTTGAGTGCCAGAAGGCGAAGATTTCCGACGGTTGTTCCTGGTACGTACGTTGCGGCCATCAGCAGGCTCCTGTAGTCTTATCTGCCCTTCGGGCGGTTCTGGCGGCGCTGGTTTCAACGCCGCCACTGCTGCCTTGAGCGCCTGAAGTTCTTTCAGTATCGCGTCCAGACGCTCATCAGTGCCGTTCGTTGCGGGCTGCATTACGAGCCGCTTCCGTTACTAGCCACCGTGCAGCGAAAGTCCGCCAATTGCCCACCGAAGACGTGCATCACACCCCATTCGTAACTATTGCTATCGAATGAGCCGATGGGGATTTCGGTGTTACCGGTCAAGCTCACGGCGTCTGGACGGCGGCGGAAAATCGCAGGCGCGCCGCCCAGCAACGACAGGAAGCCCACTTCAATCGCCGGGCGCCCGCTTGTGGGCGACGCGAACAGATACCACGAGGTATCGCCGTTAGACGTGGCAATGTACGGCAGCCACGGGTTAACCACAATCTGCGTTTTATTCGCCATCCAATTTGCGGTAACAATCCGATCCTCATCCGCAGGCGCCGCGACAGCGCCCTGGCCCACCAGGCCCACCTGAAGTTCTGTCGCGTTAAGGATGTTGCGCGCTGTGATTTCCAGAGCAGGCGGCACTACGAGCGTTACAGCATCGATAAAAATGGGCAGCCCGTTTTCATCAGTCTGGTTCTTGAGTACCTGGTATGCCGTCTGGAGTGCACTGATCGAGAGTTCCGGGTTGCTCGTGACGACGTTGTTATTCGTCGCGTTATACACAGCCGCGAGCGGCCCCGACGTGCCTGCGTACAACTCAGTCACGAACTTCTCTTCACTCCGGCGGGCGCCTGCTGCGAGTTTGGTAGGCAGCCGATCAAACGCGCCCAGGTCATCATTAACGAGCGCTTCCATTGTTAACTGGATCTTGCTCACGTATTTCTTGACGGCGTAGTCGGTGAGTTCCCGATCCTCCACAGGCTTATAACCCACGCCGGTGGTACCTTCGGGCGCCTCGGTAAGCAACTGATCGCCGCCGTACACCGCGAACGTTTTCACATTGCGGAAATCAGGCACCATTCGGCGCTCGGCATACTCTGTCCAGGACGTGCCGTACACCATATAGTCAGCAGCAAGACGACGCGAGAGGATGTCCCCGAAGAGGTTGGGGAAGTCGCTGGTAGACATCGCCTCACGAAGCGGGATGCGCGTCTTCCGTGTCCGCAGGTTGTTGAGGTACACCTGAGCCTCATAAAGGCGCTGCTTGTATTCGGTTGTACTTCGGTTGACCTGTGCGTTCTGGCGTGCGAGCGCTTCAAACGTCGCTGCCTGCACCCCATCGGCCTCCATCAGGCCCGCAAAATTCAGACTGCTCATTATCGCACCCCCCGCGCTGCAATCTTGGCGCGCTGTTCATCCATGCCGCTAGCCTGGAATGCCTCTGACAGTTTCGCGTCCAGATCGGCATCCGTAAGCACCGCAGGCGCGCTACTGCCCATCCCGCGAATGAGACCCGACGGCGCACCTTCTACCAGTTCAGCGCGTGCCGCGTCGCTCGCCTCTTTGATGTGCTTGCTAAACTCGGTATAGTTAATCGCCATACCATCCTCGGTGTACGGGATGTTGCGTTCCAGTTCCCGCGACAGGCGCGCCGCCGTGAGCGGCGGGAAGTTTTTGTCAAGACGCTCCTGAATATAGTGCCGCGCCTCAGTGAGCAAACGCGCCTGCCGCTCCTGCTTCAGCGCCTCCTCAAGTTCCGTTCGCACATTGACATGTGCCTCGTTTGTCTCCTCCAGACGGGCGAGCCGCTCCTGGAGTGCCGTGAGTTCCTCTGGTTTCACTTTGCCCCTCCGGACTTTTTCAATTGGTTTATCCTGGCGCCCTTCCATCAGGCGCATAACGTTTGTGCCATCGTTTGTGTGTGCCTCCATCAGGCGCGCCACCCTTCCGCCCGCGCCTGCACGCGTAACGAAATCTACACTATCGGCCCTGATCAACTGCTCAATAATGCGGCCCTTCCGCCCATCCACCTCGCCAGTGCGGTATGCGCCGTGTGCACGAATAGATACGTCCAGATCCTCGCCAATAGCCGCAATGAGCGGGCGATGGTTGTTGTAGTACTCGATATCGGCATACAATCCATCATCCATCCACACCGCGTCACTCGCCAGTTTGCCTGCCAGATCGCGGAGGTCGCGTTCGGGCCGTTCGGCTTCCTCGGTTTTTGTCGGGTGATTAAGATACAGTTGCGTGCCAGCCGTGAAAACGTTCGGCCCGTCGCGGCGCAATACCTCTGCCGGATAGTAGCCCATAGCGCCCCATCCAGGCGTGATGATGCGAATGAGGGCGCGTCCGTTACGCTCCTGCTCGCGGAGCTTCGTCTCTGCGAGAAACGACGCCTCTTCCATCTCGTCATCTTTGTACGCCTCATCGGGCGTCATCTCGTCTATCATCTCTTGCAACATTTTCATGGCGTCCATAACACGCTGCATATTGCGCTTGTTGAGTTTGCGCCCCGCCTCCTGGATAGCGTTTTCCAGAGACGCGGCAGCCTCTTCGGCTTCGGCAAACTGATGATCATCGCACGTCATATCGTCCGACGTCTCGAAATCGAAGCGCGTGCAGATACCATCCCGGCGAAACTCGCAATTACCGCACGTCCCCGGCCCATCAGCGGCGCGATAATTCGGCGCGTCTGCTTGCGCCTCGGTTGTCGTACTTTTCTCTTCTGTGTCCATTTGTTTCGCTATCCTCTCCGACCAGCGGCGCCCGGCATCGCCGCCCCACAAATCCCAGGCAATGCGCCACGTGGTCGGCTCGCCATCCTCCAGAGCGTAATGCTCGCTGCGATTGACGCCGTGACGGGCAAAGAAGCTGACCATCCGCTGAATGGTGTCTGCTGAGACGTTGCGCCCATTCGCCAGGTCACGGGCACGCGCGATGCCAACATCAGTGCCGCCGCGCCCGTACTCATCTCGCCAGTCCAGCGCCCGCTGGGCGGCGTCCCGAACACCTTGCGGCGGCGTGTAACTCTCGGCCTCTTGCGACGTGACGGCGATGTCGAGAGCGGTTTTTTGATCATCAGCAGCGTCGCGGCTGTCGTGCCTACCCACGATCTCACCGTCGTCTTTCACAACGCACCACTCATCATCACACTGGCGGACGGTATAGGGCATTACTGGATGTGCCACACCGAAATTTCAGCGCCCGCGACACCTGCTGCCGATGCAACGCTACTCACGGCATAGCCGAAGAAGACGCCGTCGGTGTTGAGATTGAGCGCGCTGCTTTCGGTAGCGCTCTGCGTACTGTCGTAATAGATAGCGTCGCCTGCTACCACCGTCGTTTGCACGCGCCCGTCATTCGGGCCGCTATACGGAATGACACGCAACGTCGCCACGTAATCCCCGAATAGTACAGTCGTGTCGGTTGCATCATTCTGGCCGTCGCCTTCATCCGTAATCGCAACGCCGGTAATGTCATTCCACTGCACCGGGTCACCGCTGGCGGGCGTCGTTGGATGCGACACCGTCACCGAACGTCCATACGCAGCCAAATACTCAGTGATGTTTGTTGCCATTCGTTCCCTCCCAGAGAACAAAAAAAGCGGCGCACCCTCCCGAAGGAGAATGCACCGCTTATCTTTCGACATTCAGTGAGAATAGTATTTCGTTTGTGTGCCCGTCTCTCCGGGCTGTCCCACCACTATGGCAGGTGGCTCAGGTAGTTTGTATAGCGCAGCCGCGCTGTGTGTAATAGTGGGGCCAGGTTATGCAGGTGTCTGTTCCACCGTCGTCAGCGAGGTTAAACGGCCACGCACCTCTACCCATCATTTCGCACTCGTCAATGGTTCGGTTTGCCTCCACTACTCCGATATTCGCCACGGGCCAGCATTACCTTCACCCTCGGAACTACCATCGATTACCGGCTGGTCGCAACTGTAGGACTTGCACCTACCAGGCGCTCAGGCATCTACACTCCTGCCCTGCATGCGCCATGCCTCCCGAGTGTGGCACCGGCCTCCTGCTGCCGTCGAGTTGCGTTGGGTCTGTATCTGGCTGCATTATTTCAGAGGGTGCCTGCCATTACCAAAATTATAGCACAATCACCCATCAGGATGCAACACGCTCGTAATCTTCTGGCAGGAAATACGTGCGCCTGACATACCCATCGCCCCGCCCCTACGGGTATTGGTGGGCTGAACGGGAGTTGCACCCGCCTTGCACCACATCGGTGCCGGTCACTCCTACCTTGCCGCCCTAAACTGGTTAGCCGCTAGGCCGCCGCTTTTGTTCTTCTGTCAGAATAGCACACGCCAGTGCGCGCTGTCAACTAGCGATACTGTTCCGGTAACGTTACAAATCGTCTGTCATATCAATACGGGCTAATACAGCCCTCAATCTCGCCGTCGCGCCGTTCGCGTCTGGTAAGCAGGGTACGGGGCAGGTCATAACGCCGTTCGATAAGCACGGCTAGTGAGATCACCTGTGGGCGGATGCGCTGCTCGGACGTGGGTAGGAGTTGCGAACATTCCACAAGCGGCGGGTGCAACTTGAGCAGTGCTTCGCGGATCTTCTGTTGGTTATCCATCGCGTGCCCTCCTGTGTTGTACGGCACAGCGACAACCGGGAAAACGCGGCTCGTGATAGTCGCCCGACGGGAACGCTTGCGCCATCGGTATCCAACCCACCGCTGCGTTTTGCCTACACCCGTCGCTCACCCGATCATCCCCCGTCGTAATCCAGCGATGCTGCATGCGGATGCCCTCCCGCTGAATGCGCTCGGCTGCCTGTCGTTGTGCGGTACCGTATGCGTTCGCGGTTTCGGTCACGGCTACCAGTTCAGCGCGATTGCGCAGGTGTCGCTGCGGTTTGGGCGCGCTGAACTCGGCAAAGCGGGCGCGCAACTGGCGTGCCATCTCGGTATATGACGTGCCCTGCTCCATTCCTTCAACCATCAACGTGCGGATGTAATCCCGCGTCGTGTCGTTGATCATCGTGACGCGTTGCGCCCCGTAGTCGCGTAGGAATTGCACAGCCTCCGGATTGTCAATATCGAACGCAATGCGTAGGCCTGCTTCCCGCTGAATGTCTTCATTGCCAACAATCCAGGACGCCCGCGCCGCCGCCTCTATCGGAGCCGTCATGGCCTGCTGTGTCAGGCGCACGGTATCGAGCCAGGCAGTAATCCAAATGTTTTCTGGCACACTCTCCTGGAGTGGTGCCGGGAACGCGTCTCGCAGTTTCCGCAACTCTCGCAAGAATGTATTCGATTGGCGCTTGAATGCATTAGCCATAGCCCGCGACAGGCGGCGCTCAATCGGACGGAGCCGCCGATCACGCTCGTTCGTGCCAAGTGCCTCGGCAATGCATTCAACGGTAGTCATGTGGAAGGTTCCCGTTCTGGTGGATCCGGCAAACGACGCCAGTGCGAGACAGGTATGTCAGAAATTGCGCAGCCGTTGCTATCAGCTATGAAAGACAGTCCAACCCAAAAACGCTCTTGCCCATATTGCCCTCTGTGAGCATAACGTGCCAGATTGCACCCTGCATGAAAGCTATCAACACACCAGGCCAAAACGGTTTCACCCGGTTCTGGCAAAGCATCATGCACGCTAATCCATTCCATCATGCCTTCTCCCGTTTCGGCGGCTTGGGTAGATGTTGCCAGTGCGAGACTTGTACGCCAGTCATCGCACATCCTTCTTCTCCGAGGAGATGCGATACCCCTATCCAGGTGTAATCTTGCGGCCCCGGCCCTTGCCGCACACAACGCGCAAGGCTGTAGCCTTCGGCGCCCCACGTGAGTACAATTTTATGCGCTTCTGGCAGGTCATCACGCGTGCTAATCCAGCCGGGCGCC